AAGCGAAGCCGGTCGGGAAGTTGACGTTTGGGACGGCGTCGCTCGGGATGGCGAAAGCGGCCGGGATCATTGTTCTGACCGATGAGCTCATCAAGTCCTCGAATCCGTCCGCGGAGGAGATCGTCCGGCGCGATATGGTCGCAGGGATCGCGCAATTCCTGGATCAACAGTTCACGGATCCGACGGTGGCGGAGGTCGCGCAAACATCGCCGGCGTCGATTACGAACGGCGCGACGACGGCGGCGTCGCTCGATGATCCGTCAAAGGATCTCGGGCTGATTGTGGGGCATTTCAATACGTACAATATTCCGCTCAAGGGGCTGACGGTGATCATGTCCTCGAGCAATGCGTACGCGATGGGGATGTTCCGGACGGCGCTCGGGCAATCGTTGTTTCCGGGGGTCGGCGTCGAGGGCGGGAACGCGAACGGGTTGACGATCATCGCGTCCAACGTCGTCGGGCAAAACGTGATCGGGCTGGCGCCGGAGTACATCCTCTATGCCGATGACGGCGGCGTCCAGATCGACGTCTCGAAAGAGGCGACGCTCCAAATGAATGACGCGCCGGTCAATCCGGCGGATCCGGCGACGACGGTCTGGACGTCGATGTTCCAAGACAACCTGACGGCGCTCCGGGCGGAGCGGTTTATTAACTGGAAGCGCGCGACGTCGACGGCGGTGTACTACCTGACGGGCGCGGTCTATCCGGTCTAGTCGATGCGGATTTTCGGGCTCGAGATCGGGCGCGCGCGGGGGCGGGCGGTGACGGGGTCATCGTCCGCGTCGCGTGGGGGCTGGCGTCCGATGGTCCGGGAGCCGTTTACGGGCGCGTGGCAGCAAAACGAGGAGATCACGGCGCCGACGGCGCTGTCGTACTTCGCGGTGTACGGGTGCGTGACGCTCATCGCGACGGACGTCGGGAAAATGGCGCTCAACCTGACGGCGCCGGATCCGACGGATCCGGCGGTGTGGGTGCCGACGACGAATCCCGCGTATAGTCCGGTCCTCCGCAAGCCCAATCGGTACCAGACGATCATCAAGTTTATCGAGCAGTGGATGACGTCCAAGTTGACGGCCGGCAACGCGTACGTCCTAAAAGAACGCGACGCGCGCGGGGTGGTCGTCGCGCTCTATGTCCTCGATCCGGCCCGCGTGACGCCGCTCGTCGCGCCGGACGGCGCGGTCTATTACCAGCTCGCGCGGACGGATCTCGCGGGGCTCCCGGACGGGTCGGATCTGGTCGTCCCGGCGCGCGAGATCATTCACGATCCGATGGTCACGCTCTTTCATCCGTTGGTCGGGGTGACGCCGCTCTATGCGTGTGGGCTCGCGGCCTTGCAAGGGCTGACGATTCAGGGGACGTCGGAGCAGTTTTTCCGCGGCGGCAGTAATCCGGGCGGCGTCCTGACGGCGCCGGGCGCGATCGCGAAGGATACGGCGACGCGGCTCAAGGAATATTGGGATACGAATTTTTCCGGCGCGAATGTCGGCAAGGTGGCGGTCCTGGGCGACGGGCTCAAGTATGAGGCGATGAGCGTCAACGCGGCGGACGCACAACTGATTGAACAGTTGCAGTGGACGGCCACGCAGGTGTGTGCGTGTTATCACGTCCCGCCGGCGCTCCTCGATTTGACGCCGTCTCCCGTCTCGGATCTCGAGGCGCTCCTCCAAAAGTATCACTCGCAGTGTATCCAGTCGCTCGTCGCCAATTTTCAAGCGTCGCTCGACGAGGGGCTCGAGCTCGGCACGGCGTACGGGACGGAGCTCGATATTGACGATTTGATCTGGATGGTGACGGCGACGAAAGTCAAAGCCGCGGCGGAGTCGATTGGCGCCGGGGCGCTGTCTCCGGACGAAGCGCGCCGAAAATATTTCGGGCTCGGCAAAGTCGAGGGCGGGGACACGCCGTACATGCAGCAACAGAATTTCAGCTTAAAAGCGCTCGCGAAGCGCGACGCGGACGATCCGTTCTCGAAACCGGCGCCGGCGCCGGCCGGGGCGGAGGGGAATACGGGCGTTCCGGCGGATCCGGAGGCGGACGAAAAGCTGTTCGCGGTGACGTTCGCGAAAGCGGTCGAAGGGTTGCGCTATGCGGCCTGACGTCCTGGCGGAGTCGCTCGCGGTGTCGGTGAAAGGGCTCCTCGAGCCGATCGTCGCGGCGCTCGAGCGGGAGCGCGCGACACTCGCGGCGCTCCAAGAGATGCAGACGAAGGACGGGATCCGGCTCGAGGGCTACACAGCCGCGCTCCAACGGGATCTCGGGGCGGCGCTCGACCGGATCGCGGCGCTCGAGGCGCGGGGGCCGGTGCCGGGGCCGGAAGGTCCGCAAGGGCCGGCCGGTCCGGCCGGACAGGATGGCGCGCCGGGCATGGAGTATCTCGGGACGTATGTCTCCGGGAAGTCCTACCGCAAGGGGGACACGGTGACGGCCGGCGGGAGCATGTTTACCTGTTTGCGCGAGACGCAGGGCTCGCCGGGCGCGTCGCGCGATTGGCAGTTGAGCGTCAAGCATGGGCAAGATTACAAGCCGCGGGGCGATCGTGGTTAGTGTCGTGACGATCGCGGACGTGAAGCTCGCGCTCTTTCTGCCGGAGCCGGCGACGCCGGCGATCGACGCGCGGGTGACGATGGTCACAGCGCAAGCAACCGATCGGATCGCGCGGCATTTGGCGGATACGCCGGACAGTTGGGATCCGGCCTGGACGCCGGCGACGGCGCCGGCGCGGGTGCAACGGGCGGTGATTTATCTCGCGGGCCACTATTACAAGAACGTCGACGGCGCGCCAAGCGGCACGGATGACGCGGACGTGTGGGCGGCGATTACGCGGCTCCTCGTGACCGATCGGGATCCGGTGGTCGCATGAGCGGCCGGGGCGAGTATGTCCATCTCGTGACGTTCGAGGCGCCGGGGCCGGCGGTGCCGACGCCGGACGGCGGGTACACGCAAGGCTGGACGGCGCTCGATCCGCCGACGTGGTACGTCGCAATCCGGGCGGCGACCCTGCGCGATCGGGAGACGGTCCTCGCGGGCGTCGTCGCGGCCAGTGCGACGCATGTCGTGTCCGGGGACTATCGGTATGACGTCACGACGGCGACGCGGATCCGGTATACGGATTTCGCCGGGCTCGAGCATATTTTCGCGATTGCGGGCGTCAATAATCTCGATTTGCGGGGGATCGCGATGGAGCTCTACGTCGAGGAGCGCGTCCCGTAATGGGCGCGACGCGGTTGGAGATTCATGGGCTCCCGGAGTTCTACGCGGCGCTCCGGAAGCTGACGCCAGAGCTCGCGGCGGAGGGCGGGGACGTCCTGGTCCGGGAGGCGACGGCCGCGGCGGAGCATATCCGCGCGGCGTATCCGCAAGCCGGCTCGGTGTACGTCGGGAAACGCGGGCGCAAGTACGTCCGGACGGGCGGGCTCGCGGCGAAGGTCCGCGTCGATCAAAAAGAAACGTCGCGATCGGGCGCGTCGGTGCGGGTCGTGAGTGCGGCGCCACACGCCCATTTGTACGAGTTCGGGACGGCGCGCGGCGCGCGTCCCCATCCGACGTTTGTCCCGGAAGTCCAGCGCGCGCGGCGCGCGGTCCGGGCCGGTCAAGCGGCGCTCCTCGAGCGCGCCGGGTTCGAGGTGACGGGTGTCGAGCTCTGATACCTCGGAGATCGACGCCGCGGTCCTGGCGGTCCTCACCGGGGACGCGACACTCGCGACACTCGCGCCGGGCGGGGTCTGGTTCGATGTGGTCGGCGGGGCGAATGTCACGCGGTATGTCCTGGTGACGCAGCTCGCGCATGAAGATCAAGCGATGCTCAGGGGCGATGCCTGGGAGCGCGTCCTGTACGCGGTGAAGTTCGTCGGGCTCGATTCGGAGGGCGGTGACGCGAAAGCGGCCGCGGCGCGGATTCATACGCTCCTGCACGATACGCGGTATCCGGTGACGGGGTTTTTTCTGATGCAGTCCTCCCGGCTCGAGCGGATCCGGTATACGGAGCGCGACGACGTGACGGAGGGCTCCTGGCAGCATCGGGGCGGACAGTACGCGGTGTGGGCGGCGCCGGCCGTCGAGGTGGCGCTCGAGGCGCCGCTCGAGGAGTCGGCGGCGTGAAAGTGCTCCTGGTGGAGTCCGGGGCGGCGTGGGGGACGGCGGAAGTCGAGGCCGGGCTCGCGGTCGGGCTGGCGAGCCACGGCGTCGAGCTCCTCCGGTATCCGCTCGAGGGGCGGCTCGCGCGCGCGGGCCGGATGCTGACGGCGGAGTGGAAGCATCGCGGCAAGGGGACGCCGGCGCCGACGTCCGGGGACGTGATTTACCACGCGAGCAAAGACGCGTTGATCAAAGCGCTCCGGGAGGAGTGCGACGTCGTGCTCGTGGTCGCGGCGATTCTCTTTTCGCCGGACGTGTTGATCCTGCTGCGGCGCGCGGGGCTCCCGGTGACGCTCGTGTTGACGGAGGCGCCGTACGATCTCGGGCGGGAGCTCGAGTACGCCGGCTATTGTTCCGGGGTCTGGACGACGGAGCGGTCAATTGTGCCGGCGTTCCGGGTGGTCCCGCCGGCGTTCGCGAAGTATCTCGCGCATGCGTGGCATCCGGCGATTCATACGCCGGCGCCGCGGCCGGATGACGCCGCGGTGCCGGCGCATGACGTGGTGATTGTCGGGACGGGGTTCGCGGATCGGATCGCGTGGCTCGAGGCGATCGACTGGACGGGGATCGATTTGGGGCTGTACGGACACTGGTCCGGGCTCCTCCCCAAGCGGTCGAAGCTCAAAAAGTTCGTGCGCGCGCATACCACGGCGAATACCACGGCCGCGGCGCTCTATCGGCGCGCGAAAGTCGGGATCAATCTGTACCGGCAACGGTCGGCGCTCGACGCGTCGGGGCCGGTGCTCGTGGGCGAGTCCTGCAATCCGCGGGCATTTGAGATGGCGGCGTGTGGGCTCCCGCATGTGTCCACGTACCGGCCGGAAGTCGCGGAGGTGTTCGGGGACGTGGTCCCGGTGGTGACGACGCCGGCGGAGGGCGCCGCGGCGGTGCGGGCGCTCCTGGACGAAGCGCCGGCGGCGCGCGCGGTGCGGGCGGGGGCGCTCGTCGACGCGGTCCGCGGGGCGTCCTGGATCGATCGGGCGGCGATGGTCGTCGCGGATTTACGGAGTCTCGCGCCGGCGGCGTAAGCCGGACAAAAGGAGAGAAGGGCTATGGCTGCACATCACGGCAAAAACGGCGCGTTGTATATGTCGACCAGCGGGACGGGGCCGCTCGCGTACGTCGGGCAAGTGAGCGAGTTTTCGCTCGACATGGCGGTCGATGACGTCGAGACGTCCGCGCTCGGCTCCAAGAATAAGACGTACGTCCAAGGGCTCGCGGACATTAAGGGGACGTTCACGGCGTTCTGGAATGAAGTCGACGATTCGCTCTTTGATGCGGCGGATTCGCCGGACGGGTGCAAGATCGCGCTCTATCCCTCGCTCCTGCAACCGGCGCGCTTTTGGTCCGGGCCGGCATGGGTGTCGGCGTCCTTGAAGTCCGGCATTTCCGCGGCCGTGACGGTGGATGGGACGTTCAAGGCGAACGGCGCGTGGGTCCGCGCGTAAGATGCCGGCGCTCGAGTCCGGGCTGACGATTGAGGGGCCGTCCGGGACGTCTGAAATCCGGTGGGGCTATCACAGCGCGATTGCGCTCGGCGCGTGGACGGTGGCGGCGGGGGTGTTGACGGCGCGCGTCCTCGAGCTCCATCCGTGGCGCGTGACGCAACCGGGCCTGTCCTTCGTCGTCGGGCGTCCGGGCGGGACGCCGTGGATTTGGCCGGTCCTGGCGATCACGATTGCCGATGACGTCGTGACGGCGACGCTCGGCCCAAAGGAGCGGATTCACTAATGGCGCAATCGTACGTCGTCCTTCCGGAACCGCACCGATTGACGATCCTCGAGGGCTCGGAGTGGCTCCTCGTCAAAAAGCGGTTGACGGCCGGCGAAGCGCGGCGCGCGTTCGGCCGGCAAGTCAAACGGATGGCCGCGGGCGAAGTCACGGAGATCGATCCGCTCCAAGTGGGGCTGTCGACGATCGTCGAGTATCTCCTCGACTGGTCGCTCGTCGATCCGTCGGGTAAGCCGCTCCTGATACGCGATCGGCCGGTGAAGGAAAAGGAAGCGATGCTCGAGGGGCTCGAGCTCGACATTTTCAACGCGATTTGGTCCGCGATTCAGGAGCATGAGGCGGCGATGGCGGCGGAGCGCGACGCGGAAAAAAAAACGCGCTATGGCGAGAGCGTCTCTGTTCCGATTTCCGGATCTGTCGAGTAATGGGCTGGACGCACGCGGAGCTCCTGGCGCTCGACGCGGACGCGTATGAGGTGCTCGTCGAGGAGCTCCAAAAAGCCTACGCGCGGGAGCGCGATCGCTAAATGGCCCTGACAGCGAAATTCGTCGCGGATTTCTCCTCGTTTTATGAGGCGACACAAAAAGCGGAGGTGTCGCTCAAGGGGTTTGACGCGCAAGCGAACAAAGTGAACGCGTCCGTGAACCGGATGGCCGATCAATTCTCCGGCCGGAAGCTGATTCAAGAAGCGACGCTCATGTCCGCGGCGATTGAGAAAATCGGCGGGGCGTCGAATCTGACGGAGAAGGAGCTCGCGCAAGTCTCCGCGAAAGCGGGGGAGGCGGTCGCGAAGCTGCGGCAGATTGGCGAGAAAGTCCCGGCGGATCTGCAAGCGCTCGCGAATCAGGCGAAACCGATCGCGGGGACGTTTGACACGATGAAATCGGCGGTGATGGGCGCCGCGGGCGCGCTCGGGATCGCGTTCGGCGGGACGGCGATCGTGAACGCGATCAAAGCCCAAATCGGCGCCGCGCTCGAGTACGCCGATCAATTATCGAATCTCTCCGCGTCGACCAGCATCTCTGTGCAAGGGCTGCAACGGCTCGAGTCGATCGGGGTGACGTCGGGCGTGTCGATGCAAACGCTCGCCGGCGCCGTCGAGACGCTCCAACGCAAGTTGGACGATCCGGCGGCGCGGACGGCCGTCCGGAATATGGGGCTCGACTACGCGGTCATCCGGAACCTCAAACCGGAGGATCAATTCCTGGCGCTCGCGAAAGCGATCTCGAAAATCGAGGATCCGATCGCGCGGGCGAACGCGGGCGCGGCGATTTTCGGCAAGCAATGGAGCGCGATCGCGCCGGCGCTGAAGCAGGACGTCGACAAAATCATCAAGTCCGTCAACACGATGAGCGATGAGCAAGTCGCGGCGCTCGACGCGTCCGGCGATGCCTGGGACGAGTGGAAGTT